CTTCTGCTCTTACTTCTTGCATTTTCAAACAAGTTTGATTTACACCTGTCATTACAGCTCTTTTAACGGCACTTTTCACATTTAATCTATAACCACTATCATATTGCACTTGTATTCCTTCTCCAAGTAATTTTATAGCTTTATTTATTGCACTATTATAATCAAATGCACCAGATGCTATTTGCATATAAGCATCGTTACATACTTCAATAAATTTTTCTTGACTTGTATTAGCAGTTGTAAGTGTTAAATTATATAAACTACCATTTGTTTTATTTAAAGTGTTTTTTAATAGATTTAACATTGTAGTTTGTTGCTTTATAGGTATAGGATTTAATCCTTGTTTTATATAAATTTTATCATCATATTTCAAAGCCTCTATAGCACTATTTTCAAACGTTTTCTTTACTACTTTTTTACTTACTTCACTATATTTTGCTACTTTATTTATAATGTCATTATATAATAAGCCTGCTTCTTGTGCTATTCTTATTTGAAATCTTGCACTTTCTGTCATTTCAAAATCTGTATTCTTTAATCTTCTTACTATATCTTTTATTATACTATCTTCAAGTTTAGCATAAACATTTACTGCATCATCAGCTACGTTTTTTAGGTAATTGGGAGATAACATTTATATCACTCCTCGTCAAATATTTGATTTTCAGATTTTTCTTGCTTTATTCTATCAAGCTTTTCTTGCGCTTGTTCTTCAGTAAGCCCGATATCTCCAACACAAATAATCTAATTTACTGCCTAAACCTAAATTAGTCTCTTGCAATCTAATTCTTTGTTCAGATTCAGTATCAACTATTATACTATCGTCCCATTCAGCAGAAACTTCACATTCTCCACTTGGTGCTAATTCATATAAGTCACAATAAACATCTAATATCTTTACTAAATGCTTTAATGCATATTCTAAGCTTTTTTGCATTTGTGATACAGAAGCATAAGAACGTTGCTTACTTGCATTTATTTCAGTAGCTGTCTTATCTACTTGACTAGGATCTGATATAGTACCATAAGCAAGATTACATTGAAATTCTATCTCTTGTTTTATTTTATTTAGTCCTCTAATAAATCCCTCATCTCGTAATGCTGGACTAAATTCTCTGTAAAAATCAGATGTTTTGTCTCCTGCATCCAATGTTTTTACTATTTTACATCTTTTTGCTGTACTTTCTTCATGTCTTAAAGCATCTATATCTGCATATATACTTCTTTCAGCACTTTCATATTCATAATCAAGTCTACTTGCTTGTATATCTGCTTTTCTTATGCTATCTATCGCTTTGTGATAAACAGAAGGGCCTAAACAAGATTTTGTGTCTATATTATTTGTAAGTGGTACTTTGTAATATGCAAATAATGGTATTTCTACATTTTGTATAGTAATACTTTCTTCTAACTCACTCCACTCTTGCACTTCAAATAAAGAAGTAATTCTACCTAACATAGAACTGTTATAACTTTCAGTTACATAAACTTTATTTTCTATTATATAATCTGTATTTTGTGATGTATGTGTTTCTAATCTAGTATATATTTTATCTCCCTTAGTAATTTGAGAAGAAAATACCATGCTTGTTATATTACCTGCATTATCAAATTTAAGAGGTTTACAATCTGTTTGTGGTATATAGTCTATATAAATTCTATTATTTTTTACATATGGTTTAAAGAATCCTCCTCCTACTGCATTAAACAAAGCTAATTGTGTTTTCAAATCTTCTAATACTTTTTGATAGTATTCATTTATATAATTCGCTCTTGCACTTCCTGTTACTTTAGACTTCATTTCTAAAGTAATAAGTCTTGCAAATTCTTCTGCTATACTTGCTCCTAATTGTAGGCTTGTTACTTCTTTATTTAACCATGGTGCATTATTAGTAAATATCTTTAACCATAAGTTCATTGCTCTATCCATTTCATCAGATACAGCTGTTTTTACTTTTAAAGCTTCTTCTACTGTAGACTTACTTAACATTTTGTCTATCCCCCTTAAAAACCACTCTTTTATTTTTTCAAACATTTATAACACCTCATGCTACTTTATTTGTTGCATACCTCATATAACCTTTTATATGCTTTTCAAAACTATATTCAAATGCATCTAATGTATCAATATCAGATGTTCCATCATCAAGTCTTTCATCTTTTCCTTGATCTTTCGGTTTATCGTTCCATACCGCATTTTCAAATGCATCTTCTAGTGTTTTACAATTTCTAGTCATAAAAAATATACCACATGCCATAAGCATTGTAGTACATCTAATTCTATCTATTATTTCATTTTTAATACTGTTTCTAACTATAATATGTGGAAATTCTTTATAACACATTTCTTTAATTCCATTTATTAATGTTTGCTCTGCACTATCTGGATAAATATAATCTACTTGCCCATATAAATGTTGAACTTGTATTACAAACTCCTTTACCATGTTTATTAATTGATCAGGAGTAACTCCTTGTGCTGGTATTCTTTTACTTATCAAAGCAGTTAATTTAGAATAATTGTGTTTTATTCCACTTGCAACTAATGTGTGTGCAGAACCATTTCCACCAAAATCCATACCAATTTGTATAAAATCAAATTCAGGTTCATCTGTGTAAAAACTTTCTTTATTATTTATATATACTTCATAGATTGCACCTTCTGCTGTGCACCATAGACCAAGTATATTACGTTTAAAGAATACACCTGTAAACATCCTTTTATATCTATCTTTTACTGCATCAGATAATGTTAAATTATCTTCCATAGTAAAATGTAAGTATAGTAAATTCTTTTCTTGTAACTTATCTATAAATTCTAATTTAAACCAATGTTTTGGATTTTTAGGATTACAGTTAAACCAAAATTTCGATCCTTCAACAGAACATCTTGCTAATCCCTGATCTACAAAAGAATATGGCATTAATGCAACTTCATCAAAAAATATTCCTGCTAAAGTCATACCTTGTATAAGATCTTGACTAGCTTCATCTTTTCCACCAAATAAATAAAAATAGTTAGTTTTACCATTTTTACTAACTATTAATACATTTTCATTTCTTTTATGTTCATATCTATATTTTAAAGAATGTAACTGTTTCTTTAGTGTATTTAATACATTTCTTTTTAAAGAACCTATTGTTTTACTACATATGGCAAAATCACATTCATCAAAGTTTTCCATAGCCCACATTACAAAACTTGGTGCCATTACTACTGTTTTTCCACTTCTCACTGCACCATCTGCTATAATACCATCCATGTTATGTACTAGTGAATTATTATTCCACCATGTCCATATTTTCATTTGCTTTTTAGAAAATGCTTTCCATTGGAAATTACCTTTATTCTTCTTCATTCCATATGTCCTCTACTTTTCCATTTAATGCTTCTATAAAACTGTTATCTTCATCATCTTCTTGTTTTTGTGGTATTATATCTTGTAAATCTTTTAATGCAGATGTTAGTTTCTTTATACTATCAGTAGTATTTATATCATTTACTGTATCCATTATCTTTTCTAGTAATTTATTTGCTACATCATTTATTTTTATATTTGTTTTAGCATCTTCAGTAGATTGTTTTTCAACTACTTTTTCTATTGTTTTTGTCGCTTTTTTGACTTCTTTTTGTCTTTTTTTATCTTTCCATCCTGATGTATGTTTTCTCGTTGTGCCGTTATTATTTATTCCTTTTTCTTTAAGAAATGCACTTACACTTTTATAATCACTTAATATATATTCTTTTTCTAATGCTATCCAGTCATACTTTGCCACACTCCCACCTGCTTTTTATAATTCTATTTCTAAATCAACATCATTCGTTATTATCTTTTCACTTTTTCCTAATACAATTTTTCTCTCTTGTTGTAAATATATTGTCATATTTTTTATTGAATATTTATTACATACCTCAAATATTTTCTCTTTTATTTCTAATAAATCTTTTTCCATAATTATCACTCCTCATATTCATCTTTACTTGGCATTTGAAAACCTACTACATTTGTATGTTGTTGTTCTTGCTCTGGCTTATCAACTAAGTAATTCTTTTCTTCTGTATTTATTTCTATTCTATATCCTGTTATATCTTCATGTTGCAATAGTTTTTCTATTTCATCTATTCTTGAATATATGTTTAACATTTCCCACACTCTCTACAATTCTTTTTATTACAATAAAAAATAGACACATATTCAGTACATTTTCGTACCTTATATGTATCTAGTTTTAATTCGCATATATTATCCTTTTTATTATATCTTATACATGTTTTACATATTTTTTCTTTTGTCATAATATCACTTTTTTACTTTACTACTCCTTTAATGTGTACACCATTTTAGATATACACATTAAAAAAGTAGCCCTTTTGGACTACCATTTACAGAAAGGAGGCGATACACTTTGGTATTACTTATCGCCTTTGGTTGCAGAAATCAGATTCGAACTGATGAACTCTTGGTTATGAGCCAAGCGAGATAACCTCTTCTCTATTCTGCAATATATAGCAACTCCCTCAAATCTAGAATACAGTCACAAAAGTGGCTGTGAGAGAGTTGAAAGTAAGTATTACTATAGTTTAACTTACTCAATACCCTTTTTACTTTATAGGGTTTGGTAATAGTAATTATTTCAGCTTACTATCAATGCTTAGTACAACTTTATCCGTTCTTTATCACTTGTCAGAAAGGAGATGATTATGAAAAAAATTTAAGTTGTACTATTAATTTCCTTAGAAAAGTATGGCTCATATACTTTTCACTAAATATATTATAACATACCTTTTTTTAATAAAAGTGTACACTTTTTTATTTTTTTATATTTAGATATATTTATTTTCATAATACTGAGAATGATATATATAGTTTAACAAGAAAATTATTTGGAAAGGGATTTGGAACATTTATTAATTTATTGTTTTTTATTAGTTTTTTTGTTATTGCTACAATTGTTTTATTTAATTTATCTAACTTTTTAAATGTTGAGTATTTGCCTGATACAAATGAGAATTTTATTAAAGCTATAATTTTGATTACTATTATATATATAAGTTCAAAAAGTCTTTCGGAAATTGTACGTGTTAATCAGATATTTTCATATATAAACCTAATGTTAATAGCTATAGACATTTGTGGATTGTTTTCAAAAATAGATATTAAATATATTGAACCTATAAATTGTTTTGGAAAAACTTGTATGTTAAAATCTATTTTTATATATGTAACTTTAAGTATTGTTCCATATATGATGTTACTTATTACATCTAAAAAGAATATAATAGGAACAGAAAAAGATAAGACTATGTCTGTTATGAATAGAACAGTAGTACTTACTAATATTTTACAAATTGTTATAATACTTATGACTATATTAATACTTGGAAAAGATTTTATTAATGTATTTAGATTTCCAGAATATATTGCTTTAAAACAATTTACGTTATTTAATATTTTAGAAAGAGTAGAAAATGTATTAGCACTTAATTTTTACTTTAATTCGATATCATTTCTTTCGTTTTTATTTTACTATATGATAAATTTTTTACCGAATTGGAAAATAAAAAAGTGGTATTCAGTTATTATATCAGTAATTTTAGTAATAGTTACATCATATGTTTTCCTTGAAGGAATTTCATTTGCTTCTATAATTCTCTTTTTCAAACTTAATATTAAAGAAAATATATCGTCATTAAATGTATAAAAAGTTTTTAATATATAATGTTTATACGAGGTGATACTATGAATATTGATATTACTAAATTAAGATCAGGTTTAGAGGATTATATTCCTATTGATGAAGTTTATTCTTTTTCAGAAGAAGAACTTAAAAATAGTTCTATTTTAAAGCTTGATAATGTTAAAAT